GCAATACATTGTTGGTGAAACACCATGCATGGTTTCCGGGGATGATTCAATGTTAAATGAAGAGCCTCCTCCAAATCCTATCTGGCCTCACATTGAAAATTTGCTTCATTTGAGATTCAAGTTGGAATATAGCGAGTACGCGCTTTTCTGTGGATATTATGTTGGTAGAGAAGGCGCTTGTCGATCTCCTCTTACATTGTTTGCTAAACTCGCTATAGCCCATGACGACGGAAGCATTCGTGACAAAAGGCTCTCATATATTACAGAATTTGCTGTTGGACACTCATTGGGTGAAGAAATGTGGATGTTGTTTCCTGAGGATCATGTTAAATATCAGGCTGGGAATTTCGATTATTTTTGCAGATTTTGCCCGAGAGAAGAAAAACTGTTGTTAGAGCTTGGTGAACCTGATGAAGAATTTCTTAACACACTTTTTGCCACAGCAAATTACATATCAGTTCCAGTCTTTGCATTGCTCAAGAGAAGTGTTAGGAAATTGTATTTGGGCAAGAGAACTATAGCCTCATTTGCAACCGACAAAGAAATTGAACATTCATTGAAGTGGCTTGCTGAATTGAGTCAAGAGTGACAGCCACAGCCATAAGGTTTATTGCTAACGTGTTTTCAAGTACTAGATGCAAGCAAAATGGTGATTGAGATTATCCTGCTTCTAGTGCTTTTCTACACTCTCATTTTCTCTTCAATTGTCACAGCAGTAAACCTCGTAAGTCTCTGGTCGTTGAAAGCTGACACAATCAAATCTTCAATCACAGTGAACGCTGCAGCTAGTGACGATTAATTTTATGTCTTTTTCCATCACCTTAGAGTCTTGTCTAATTGTTTTGTTTTCCATTAGTACTTGCATTAGTGTTTTGTCTTTTGTGTCTCTCTTAATTATTCGTTCATCACGGAGTTCATAGTAAAGTTTGTGTTAAGCTCTCTCACTTTAACATTAGTCGTCGTGTTGCTCTACTTAGTTTGGAGAGATGGCTTCAGCAGCAGAACTAGCAAGATCAAGCCACGAGAAGAAGGAGCCTGAAGATCCTCTGTCAATTGACGTTACTCCTTCTCAGCTAGCTTCATCTTATGGCACAATAGCATCAATGCCAAATCAGGTGCAGTCAATAATTTTGCCATGGCAACATCACAAATACAATTGCACTTCAATTGACGCTGGGTTCGTTTCAGTTGACATAGCTTTTGAAGATTTCATGCGTCAACATACTGCTGGATGGAGATTTGCGCAACTCTTAAAACTTGAAGCAATTTTCATGCCAAATCATGGGGCAATAAAGTATCCATTCACAGTCGAGTGCGTTTGGACACCTCAATCAACGAATTTGACTGCAAAAGCCATTCCAAACACTTTTGGCAGTCAACAAATTATCATAGGTGGCGATCGCTCTTTATTGTCTAATTACTCAGTGAAGTGCAACCTTAAATCAATGAATCCACGCATCAGAGATAGTATCACTTACAATGACACTCCCAGATTTAATTTAAGATACATCTCAAACAAAGAGCTCCTCAAAACTTATCATAAAACCAAGTCAGATGGAACTCTAGAATTGGATTCTAATCAAAAACCTGTTGTTGATAAAACAAAGAAAAGATTGACTACTTGTCGCATATATTTCAGAGGTGTGCTGAAGTTGAGTGCTCCAGCCTTTCAATTCGAAGCAGCAGATGATGAGGAGTAGTTAGTTGTTT